CTGATTTATTCCCTGGGCCGTCCGCTGTTCCGCTTCAAGGGTAACGGTCTGAACTTCATGCCATACCTTACGGAAAACAACGTGACCAGCGAGGGTAGGAGTGAGGGCGGTTCCGGTAAGTCTGTTTTCGGCAACATCTTCATGGGTTGTGCCGGTAAGGTACTTTCGCTCGATGCCCGCAACTTCAAGCCGGACACAGATACGTCACTCTTCCTGGCAACCTACATACACCGCGTACACCGCGTGGTACACTGGGAGGACTGGCCGCGCATTCCGATTGATCCGCTATTCAACTACGTTACCAGCGGTTTCGTTTCGCGCGACTATCACAAGAAAGCCGTCCGCGTACCACTTTCGGAAAGTCCCGGCATGATAGTATCGAGCAACTATCAGCAACGCTACGACAATGACTCTGCCGAAGGCCGTACCGTACAGACTGGTTTTTCCCACTATTTCCACCGCGCCAACAGCCGCAAGAACCAGCGAGCTTCAATGATAAGCGCCATTATGCCGGAACTACGCGACACGCCCGAAGAAATGCCGGCGGAGATACGAAACCAGATAGCCTACATTTGCGCTTTGGCCGTACAGTTCTGCATGAACGCAAAGGAACGCGTGCTTCCCCCAATGGATAATCTGAACACCCGAAGCCGTGTGGCCGCAATGGGTTCCAAGTTCGTGGAATGGGCAGAGGAATTTTTCGCCAAGCCGTACGTCTATAATTGTCCTATCGACATAAAGACCATTCAGAGCGAATACATAGACCTCTGTGAGGCGTCCGAAAGTAAAAAGGATTTATTCTCCCTGAATGCCTTCCGCGATAAGATAAAGGAATACTGCAACGATATGGGTATTGACCCTCTGCCGGAAGTCTGCCTGAGTGGCGGTACCACCGGAAAGAAATATCTTCGCGCAAAAGCCTGGGTACGTCAGACCTATTTCGACGACGAAAAGATCTGGGGACCGGGAATGCGAAAGGATATAAGGGTACTGACACAATCGCAAAGCTGCCTGTTCTTCTGCCGCAAAGGTCAGGAACCAAAGGACTATGAGGAAGTACGCCGTATCTGCCGCGACTATGCAGCACAGGAAGATCCGGAACCATATCTCGATCCTGACGGAAATCCCGTAACACTCACAGAAGAGGAGCAGACGAAATGGAATGATTATCTGACGATGAAACAGGGCGGCAAACGTTCCTATCAGAAGCCTGGAGAAACAACGAACGCAGCGTCAGGAAACGAAGGGAATAAAGAGGTGAAAGATGATTTACCGTTTTAAATAAAATATAAGTATAACATTTAAACAGAAAGAATTATGAGTAATTTTAGCTTATCAGTAGATTTATTGAGATTTGTAGGCGCAGAAGTATGCAGCCTTGATTTTAAGGGACAGAAACGTAACTGTATCATCATCCCTGTGAATTGGAATGATATAGAAGTGAAAGTGGATAACAACGGAAAACCTTCAGCCGCACCGGTATATATGCGAGGATGGGAAGCCAGGGATTCGTATGTTAAGGCCTGCAAGGAAAAGAACGCCGACAATCCGGACTATGTAGCACCTTCGCACACAGTTGATTTGAATTGGCGTGAAGAATTTATGAACAAAGCGGTAGAAGCTGCATACAAGCGAATTAAGGAAGATCCGCAGAATGCAGGTGTCAGTGATGAAGACTTGAAGAAAAAAGCACTCTACGAAGTGAGAAACAAGCTTCGCATCGGTAGCATGAAAGTATTGGCCAAACGCGAACAACCAACATTACAAGGCTCTGCTGCCCCTCTGAATGCCGCACCGCAGGAATTCTCCCAGGAGGTTACAACCAGCGAAGACGACGACCTCCCTTTCTAA